TTAGCGTGGCCATTGGTAGTAATCGGCATTGGCTTCTACCGCATTTTCTATTTCATCGGGCAGGGGAGAGAAAAAGTCCATATGGGTAAGTTGCTCGATGCTGTCGATTGATACCGCATAGGTGGATAGGGGCTCTACCGCCTGCCTGTTGTTGAATAAGAACCCGATGCCGCGAACCGGTTTGACAAAAGGAGAGAGGATTACTTTGAAAAATCGTTCGGGCACTGCCACCTTATTTTTTCCGATGGTCTTGGACGGCTTGTCGATGATAGGACCGCATATGATGATGATGGCACTATCGGCTACCGCCCAGTCTCTTATTTTTTCTTCCAGATTTTTCCAGCCTCTTCTGTTCAGCTGAGGATGCTGCGGGCACATATTGCTGAAATAGAAGGATTCTTTCATGGCATCCGGACTCCATTTCATGTCGGCGGCCGGTGCCATATGTCCTTTGTCATATCCTGAGCGTGCATAATCCGCATTGGTCGCAATGGCGCCTTTTACTAAAGGATCGGCGATGAAGTTGTCACCTCTCTTTTCTTTTCCTTTGGTTTCTTGACGGGTCAGCTCGTAAGAAACCCAATTTGGAATCTTCAGATCTTTATTGTAGGAAACCGTATAACCTTTATGACGAATGATCTGCTCCTGACGGGGAATCAATGAAATGGGAATCTCTAAATCTTTGCCGGATGGAGTGGGGAGGGAAACGGAAGTCTCTATCTGCGGTTTGCTACTGTGCTGGACACTGTATTGCTGATAATACAGATAAAGCCCGTAACAAATGGGAATAAGTACGATGATAGCGATGATACACCCTAATCTTTGATTGGAATGTGACTTCTTTTTCTTAAATAATCTCCTGCTCTTACCTCGTTTCATGCGATTTGCTTTGGGGGTTAATAAGAAAAGCGCTAACTATTCTGTAGTTAGCGCTTTATTGTCAAGAGCCGCTAGCCAGACTTGAACTGGCGACCTACGCGTTACGAAAAATTGTTATTTTTAAGAATATGCTTTCGTAACATGTTGGTTATTAGCGGATATTATGCGCTGACTGTGTTAGCTACAATCTTTAAGACACTGTGATTTCCACTGTTGCAGTGTCGGGTTAATATATTTAAGTTATTTATTTCTATTTATTATTAATCCTTAATCTTAATCTATTGCGTATGACTTGTTTCTTTTTGTAACAAGATTCTTATCTGTTTCAACGCATGCTTCTCCATACATTTCACCATCATTACGGCATCCTATGTAACCGTAGGCGTGAACTTTTCCTCCGTCGTTTAATATGTAAGAATGCAAAGAATCGTTTCCTCTTGGCAAGAATCCAAGATGTTGCTCATTGTCATTATAAATAGCTATTGCGTATTGATCATGTTCATTGTCGGTTTGCGCAATTGCATAACCGTTGAACTTTCCAACCATAGTAATTGGAAGATCTCTGTAATATACTCCAGCGATTGAGAATTTATCGTATCCTTTTCTAGGAGAAAGCCCGATACATTTGTCTCCGATATAGTATCTTTGGTTATCTGACAAATTACTTTCGGCTTTTGTGGCATTACCTGTTTTGGGTTTTGATATTAGCACCCTGATAACCACGGCGATTATAATAATCACTATTAATAAAATGATATATTCCATAATAATATAATTTATTGTTTATGTCTCATTTTACCCCAAATGATTCCCATAGGGGTATGTGTTATTCCGCTTCCGGTATGTTCATCTGATGCTCGGCAGCAGTGGAAGCATTCTCCATTCCGAGGGCAGTTTGTTTTTTCGATGTGAAAAGCTGCAGTTCATGCTCAAGCATTCCTATTTTATGAGCTTGATCCTTTATGACTTCGTCTTTCTCGGCTATCGACTTTTTGTATTCCTCAAATGGAATCATAATCACAGAAGAAGGAGCCTGTGCAGGTTGTGCTGAGGCTTCGGACTTGAGCATAGGACCATTATCCATTAGTAACCAATTAGCATCTACATCTGGAAGCTTAGACAGTATTTTCACAAGCACCTCTCTTCCGAGGCTCTTTGCTTTACACCAGTTGCTAGTAGTGGCAGGAGTCTCTCCCATTATTTCAGCGAATTTTAAGTTATTACCTTCGCTGAATGTTTCTCGTAATAAAGTAACTTTCTCTCCTATATACATAATATTATTGATTTATTCTCTTATATTTGTATCGAATTAGTTTATTAACCATTAAACATATCGTTATGCATATTTTAGCCTGCTTATTGTTTTTTATTCTTTGCGCTGTAATTATTTTATTCGTCGGTATTGCTATAACAGCAATTTGTTTACCCGATGAGATCAAGTGAATCTGTTTAATAGATCTCTAGGGTTATCAATTAATTTGCTGATATTTAACACTTTGCTATGGATCATTTCTTTGCTATCAAATGAGAGTTGATCATAAAAATGGTGCTCATTATCTATCTTCATAAGTATTTTAGACACTTCTTTTGCTCTGAATGAATCTTGTAAATCAATTACATAATCACTTAGCAGAGATATTTCTCGTGCAAATTCCTCCCAATTTTTATCTACTATAAGTAAATTCATTACTATTATCTCTACTCTAAATAAGGCTCTGATTAAATTGGAGTCAAATTCATACTTAATCTTTTTACCTTCTTCATTTATCCTTCTATTAATCTTCTCTTCTGAATAAATGGTAGAATATATTTGCATTCCAACCATAATAGTAGCACATATTCCCATTAGTCCCACTACAAATGAAACCATAGAACCGTTATTAAAATCAATAGGCTCTATTCTGCATATAGTGAGGCAAATAGCTATGATCGATAAGCCAAATGCAATAGTCGACAGCCAGTTATTTCCAATCCATTTTTTCATACTCAAATCGTTAATTAAAGCTTAAATCAATAATATTATTGATTTTTATTTTGATTAATCAATAATCTTATTGATATTTGCATCGTGAATAATAACAAAGGTGATTAATCACAGGTTATAATTACAAATAATCAACAATTATACTAATTAAATATGGAAGCAACAAATTTCGTAGTAAAAAAAGCTTTAACCGAAACATTATTAAATATGAAGGTTAAAGAAGTGATTGAAATCAATATTAAAGATTTCAAGGAGAACTCTATCCGTAATGCAGCTAATAAGCTAAAATCAAAAGGATATCTATTTAGTGTGTCCAGTGCAGGGCGAATTGATACAACAGCGGTAATGAGATTGATGTAAGAGATATGGAGTGCATTTTCAATATTTCATGTGCTATTTTATCACTGGTATATGCTATACTCACATTTCGGCTTAATGTTGAGGCTAGTAGAGCAGCTAAAGTAGCAATCAAGATGAGAAATGATATGCATAGAGGTAGAGTCGCTTCTGATATAAGTCATCTTTTAAGTGCGAATAGAAGAATAGTAAGGTTGTTGTTCCCTTACGCTAAACATAATGACATTGAACTTACTTATGAAGGTTTTAATATAGAAAATGATGCGAAAACTATACAAAAATTCATGTCAGAATGTAACAATATTAAGACTAATCATCCTACCAGTAGCTTCTGTTCCTTTTTAGATGCCAACTATGATAGTTTGAATCAATTAGCCTTAAAATTTAGTATTTTACCTAGAAAAGACAGAATCGCTTTTTTAGGGCAAATAAAAAAATGGAACTTAAATTAGTAAGAAATTTTGACCAACAAATACACAATAATTATGGAAGAAGTTAACAAACAAGTAGAAAAAGATCCAATCAGACCTATCATCAGAAATCTGAAAGTAGATGAATCCCACACTTATCCTGCATCAAGGATGTGTGTTGTAAAATCTGTATGTTCCCAGGTATCAGTAATGGAGAACAAAGTCTTTAAGACTAAGCTAGAGAAACCGATGTTTCATGTAACACGAGTAAAGTAGGGAGAAAAAGCTATGACAGAAGAAAAATTAAGGGAAGCGAACGTCCTGTCTCATGGCATCAAAGAAATGGTGGAGTCCATTCATGAGCTAGAAGAAAATCGGGAACATATACTTGCTCCTGATAAAATGCGAATAACATTAGGTATAGATCGCAGGAACAGTGACAAACACGGCGTTGTAAGAATCTGTTTACCATGGCGTGATGTAGAAAAAATAAATGAAATGATCCTAGAAATCTGTTCTAACGAACTTAAGAGGCTAGAAGAAGAATTTGACAATTTATAAACTAAGGAGAACTAATAATGGTAACAATGTTAACAATCGCCGTAATGGCTGTATTAATTTTCGCAGCAATAGGCATAGCATCGGTAATAATTTACTTATTCGGTAAATCAGACAAGAGAAAGGAAGTAGAGAAAGGGAACGTAATTGTCCGCTCAGATAGCTATAGACTTGAATCAAATCCTTGTACTCCTTACGAGAATTTATGGCGTAAGGCAGGCTATCCAATGAGAGGTCCGTCTCGCCTTAGATTTATAATGATAGCAGGAGATAGGGAGGAACAGATCAAAAGGGAGGCTATTTATAAAGATGAGATTTTGCACCTTATGAATAAAAGTGCCTTATACGATAAAAGTGAAGCTGATTCATCGGTAAGAGAGTTTTGTTTAGGGCAAACTCCGCTTAATCAAAGCATAGAATACCGCATTAAAACAGCTGAGATCATGCGTAAATACATAACTACGGGAAAAACACCCAATAAGGAGGAATAACTATGGACCGTCTGCAAGAAATTATGAAAGCCGCTGAAACAGTATCTTTCAGCAAGAACCAAGCCTCTGCCCTAGTCGGTGGAAGAAGAAGACTAGAAAGACTAGCCGCTGAAAAGAAAATATCCTTTGTAAAGACCACCGACAAAAAGAATGGTCGCTGGGAATGTAAAGGATCAGATGTCTTACGATTCGCAATGCCTCAACAACCAAAGTCATGAGAGTCCTGCCGCTAACCTTTATATGGTGTATATCCTTCTTAACGATGGGATTCACCTGTATGAAATTGGAAGCCTTATTTTGGATCTCCCTGTTTATCTTTTCTCTCTGCTCAATATATGTAGGCAAACACAGAGAGAGGCTGGAACGGGAAATCGAAGAGATGTCCGAAGACAATACTAAATGATGAAAAGAAACTCCCTGGAGTCCGAACTGGAAGAAAGCGGAAAGCATGCAGAAGCAATTTTAGATCAATTGACCTCTCCTAAGCTCTCCGGATCAGAATACGATCAGCTACTCGCTGAATACAACAGCGAATTACTGAGATACAACAAGATTGAAACAGAACTGCTACTCGTAGGCATTCCGCCAAGTAAGCGCACAATGCAACAAGAAAAGATACTACGGGAAAGAATGAGAAACTAAAATTATGAAACCAAAAAAAAGTTTAGTGGATGCTGCCGTTAAAGATGGTAGCATGGACAGATTGAATATGCTGTTATCTGCTGCTCATTTATTGAACTGCGAAGCAAATAGCTTAATAGAAGAGGCCGCTGACGTAATGAGAGCAAAAGGCTTGTTACTTGGAGACCTGAAGAAATTACATAATGACTTCCTTAAATGCGCAGATCGGTACTTCAAAGAGTTTTCTACCCTTGTAGTCAATGATCAATGCAAGATGGACATGTTTGAAGACCTGCAGAGTTTTGATACAGCATTCAGAACCTGGGCAAAGGTCCCTGCCGAGTGGGAGCCTAAAGTATTAACTGAGGATAAAGCCTCATAATTAAGTACACATGGATACAGTTTTTGAACAAGTAATAAAATCTCATCTGGACGAAAGATCACACACAGATGAGCTGTTTGCCACGAAATACTCCAATCCGAAGAAGAGTATAAAAGAATGCTGCGACTATATTGATAGCCAGGCTCGTAAAGCTGCTGGCAAAGAAAATAGAGTGAGAATCCCCGATTCTGTTGTCTTTGGATGGGCCATCCATTACTACGACGAAGAAAACATCAAAGTAAGCAGCCATCCCATCTGCCGGGTATCCTCTCCTGTACAGCAGCAAAGGAAGAAACCAGCCTCTCCCAAAGAACCTTCTCTGGTACCGGTACATGAATCATCTGCCTCTCTCCAAAAGGAGCGCAGCAAACGTAACAAGGTAATTGAGAAAGAATCACCATTTGTCCAACTGTCATTATTCGAAGAATCATGAAGCCGAAAACAGAGTTACAAAAGCAGATAGTCAAACTCAGCGGAAAACTCCCCGCATTGACTGAAAAACAAAGAAGATGGGGAATTATGAATGCGATGGACCATGTAGGGCTGCGCCTAAAAAAAGGTCTGATAACCTGCACCCACTGTGGAAAGATCTTCTATGATCTTATGAAGTTGGAAGATGGAGAAATGGATATCTGTCCGAATTGTGGCACCCATCTGAAGATCGAGACCACCACCCGTAAATCATGCCGGGATAATGAATACTTTAATATCATCACCACCTGTCATGGCTTTCAGGTCTTCAGGTATTTCTATATCAGAAAAGAGTTCCATTCCGGAAAGGAGGCATCGTATTGTATAAGAGAAGTCGTCCAGAACTGGATGTCTGCCGATGGGAAATTCAAAACAATGGCCCTGCTTGCAAACATGCACTCGTATTATCGCGACGCATGGTGTCTTGACACCGACCTTGAAATAAGAGCGAACGACAAAGAGGCTTATCACATCGGCTGTGATGCTTGTTATCCTGTACGCCGTTATCTGTCGGCATGGAAAAAATACGGATTCAAAGGAAAGGTGCATAGTATATACGCCCTTGACTTCTTCCGTCTGATCAGCACGGACAGTACTGCTGAAACCCTCCTGAAAGCCGGACAGTATGAATTGCTTAGGATGTTTTGCGTAGGCAAGGGCCATAAAATAAAAAGAACATGGCCTACGATCAAAATCTGTATGCGTAACAACTATGTGGTAAAGGATGTCTCCATGTGGTTTGATTACCTTGATCTCCTGGGAGATGAAGGCAAGGACCTTCGTAACGCTCACTATGTCTGTCCTGATAATCTGAATTCCGCACATGACTTTTATATGGAAAGGAAACGCAGAAAAGAAGAAAAGGAACGTCGTCAGCGTGATATGAAACAAATGGAGGCACTGAAAAAATACGAAAAGGAGTATGAGAAGCTCAAATCGAGATTCTTTGATCTAAATATTTCTGATGGTAACATCATCATAGTCCCTTTAAAAAGTCTCGATGAGTTCAGACAGGAAGGTCAAATCATGCATCACTGCGTATTCACGAACAACTATTTTAGAAAAAAGGACTCTTTAATCCTCTCTGCCCGCATCGGTGAAAAGCATATCGAAACCATCGAGATAGATCTGAGTAAGTTTCAAGTGATCCAATCCCGTGGTGTCTGCAACAGCAATACGGACTATCATGACCGTATCATCAAACTTATTAATAAGAATATGAACTTGATCCGTAATAAACTGACGGCTTGAGCATAAAAACAAATCAGAGATGAACGAAAATATTGAATTACCTGAAGAACAAGAACCATTGCTGATAGGCAAGGATACGAATGGGAAAATTGTGATCCAAAAAGGAAAACAGAAAATCATTGTTCATGCTTGGGAAATAAAACTTTTAAAGAAGATAGTTTTTTGCATAACTGAAGAATAACTAAATAGAAATGAGTATGTCCCCAGTAGTACGTGATGCCTGGATGCTTCGCAAGCTATTAGAAAAAGCAACTGGCATTAAGGTTTATAAAGCAGAATTAGGATCGTTCAGCTCCTTCAATCTTTATAGAGGGATAGTGCAGGAGTATAAAGATGAAACCAACACACATATTACAGTAGCGCAAGGAAGCTGGAGTATAACCGAAGGAGGTGAATATAAGGTTTCGCTTTATACGCCGGCTTTCACCATCGGGTACAAGAGGATGATTAATGCACAACTGGTACGTAATATTGCCAATAATATTGTAGATGCCTTAAATTCGAAATTTGGGCAAGACTGTTGGAATACATGTAATGAGGAGCAGCGTTGCTGGTTACCTCTTTCCAGAGTTTCATTTTACCTGCAGATTCCGAATTTTGAACAATATAACTAATTAAGAACAGATATGAAACGAGTAGTACAATTACTAATAGAACTTCCTGATGTCGAAGCAACTGAAGAGCAAATAGAAGAGTTTGTAGAGTTTGAAACGGGATTCGGGTGTCAGTTAAGTGCTGGCAACCTCTTCAATGGTTTAACCTATGAAGTGGAAGAATGTTATGTTGAAGATAGAGAAGTGATTAACTAATAATGAATTAGAAGATTATGATTAAATGGATTAAGAAAGTATTTGGTATTGCCGAATTGATAGATGAACGAAAGAAAACCAACGAATTGCTTAAAATGATATTGGATGAAAATAAAAGAGTGGCAAATGCGGTAGAAGCATATAATCGCAGATATCATATAAATAATATATAGAGAGAATGGACATGAAAAGAATTTATAAAATACCAGAGCATAGCCGGTACATAACAGTTGAGGCTACCGAAGAAGGAATAACAACAATATTTGAGCCGGATGACACGGGAGCCTTTATATGCGAGATAACAGAGGAACTGGAGTATATTCCATCAAAGAATGAACTGTCAATATTTTGGGGAAACAGCAATTCCGGAATAGCTGTCATAGGGAAGCTGAAAGATATTCAGTTTGATGAAGATGGATGCGTATTTGAAGCTAATACAGGCTTATGGTACGACCACGCTATCCGCTTCAGAAACTCTGAGCAATACGATAAAATCCTTGAAAGCAATGCCTTGTAAATCTACGAAGTCAAAGCTCAAAGACACGCTGGATAAGGTCTTTAGCGAATACATCCGCTTAAGAGACGTGAGAGAGGACGGAACATTTATATGTATCTCCTGCAATAATGGATTCCCCTACGAAGTAAGCGATTGTGGGCATTATATAAGCCGGGAACACATGTCTACCAGGTTCAGTGAAGAGAATTGTAATGCTCAATGTATTACCTGTAATCGTCACAATAGCGGAAACATTGAAGGATACAGACGAGGACTTATAAGAAAATATGGAGAGTCAACAGTACTCTCTCTGGAATCTGCTAAATATCAGATCAACAAAATGTCCGAAGCTGACTATAGGGAAAAAATCTCCCATTATCGACAAGAGGTCAAACGATTGAAACTAGAGAAGGAATGGATCAATATAAAGGATTCCAAATAAACAACATATGGAACTATTAAAATTATGAATGTCATATATGTGTATTTAATCTTCCGAAAGAAAGGTTACGCATTCGGTTCATTGAGTGCTGTATTCGACTATCTGACTGAAGATGACGTAGGTATCAAGAAAACTACCCTGCTTCACCGGTCAGGCAAACTACCATTGACCACCCGGCGAGCTATCATTAACAAATTACCAATACTAAGAAAAAAGAGAAATGACAAAAAGGACTGATTCGAAAATAAAATGCGATTGCCGGTACTGTAAACATGCCGGTCCCGTAATGAATTTCATGGTTTCATGTTCAATTCATAATTGCAAGCGATCTGTAGGAATAAGGGTGTGCCCATACTTTGAAAAAGGATGTTCGATAAAATAACAATGAAGGCAACCATAGACATAGCCGACATTGATACGATTGTTCTCCGGAATTGTCTGGAACAATGCACGGAAGGTGATGAAGTTTACTATAAATCGACATCATATGCCAACTTTGATGGTTGTTTTATTGAAATTCGGGGAAACTGTTTAAAATGCGCATGTTCAATATGTAAGCTCTACAGCAAGGGAAAGACCGGTAAACTTGACAATAGTCGTCCAATAACTTTCGCTATGTCTGTAAGGACCATAAAGGAGCTTCTTCTGCGCCTATGTGTAAAGATCGAAAACGCAGTAGTGATTTACTATGAGATCGGAACAACAATGAAAATGACGCATTCGGCAGACTGCTATATCAAACAGATGGAAGAGATATTTGATCGGACCCTTTGGAATGATGCCAATTTTGATGACTATCGGCAGGCTACGACAAATAAAAGCAAGTATGTCCGCAAAGTTCTGAAGGTTTACGATAAAACATTCGAAGCTGGCGAGAAAGGCCGGAGAGTCGGAGACAACATCTTGCGTATTGAAACAATGTACAGGCATCAATCTGTACCAATGCTTGAATTTATAGATTGCTACTTCTTATCAAAAATAGGCCGAATATTCTATAAAGATTGGTCAGAGATACGCTTTGTAAGGGAATTATCTGCGTTGAAAGGCATAAAAATCTCCCAGCTTGACAAAGCCAGGGAGATTCACCGGATCGGAGTAACACGATACAAGGAGCATTATAAGCAGATGTATATAGACGGGAAGCTGACAAAAAAGCAATGGGAGACAATTCGAAATTTCGCCAACAGCTGGTCGAAAGAATGCGGTAAATACGTAGAAGAAACCGGTGAGTTGGAGAAAGAATTTAAAGACAAGCTCCTGGCTAATTATCAGATAGGGATTTTTACGCCCATTCGTAATAAAATATAAACAGCTGATAATCAAACGATTATCTGTTTTCAAAGAAAGCACCATATGGTGCACAAATAATTAACTGTAAATTAATAGATTACATAAAAAAAAGATTCAATTTTAACAATTTACGGCAACTTGTCCTATACTGCCCGCAGGGCTGTTTGGTAACAAACATAAGAGGGCAGTTTAACTATAACTTAAAAATTAGATATATGGCAAATAAAGCATCGGGCAGAATATTAATGGAATTGCCCATCAAGCGTGGAACAACTAAAAACGGGAAAGACTGGGAGAAGAGAGAATATGTTATGGAAACCAATGAGAGATATCAGACGAAAATGAAATTCTCCCTTTATAGCTGGGACGGTCCTGTCGACAATCCTCCCAAGGTAGGAGATAAAATCGAAATATCTTTCTCAGTTGAGGCCAAGGAAAACAAAGGAGCTTGGTATAACGAAGTAAAAGCATATGGCATTGATATACAAGAATGATGAAATTCTACTTTGAATAATAACAAATCAGAAAGGAGCCAATATGTTTGAGCCAAAAACAAAAGCCATTACCCGATGGGGACTTACTATTCGAGGTACTGATGTGTTTTTTCCAAAAAAGGAAACAACTATAAAAATTGGAAGATTGACACTAAAGATGAATCCGGAAACTCGAATGTTTGAGGAATACCGGCTTTGGGATTTAACTTCGGGTGTTCCTGAATTGATTGATGAACAGAGATTTGATAGAACGATTTTAATTCAATAAAAGATAGAGATGAACGAAAATATTGAATTACCTGAAGAAAAAGAACCATTGCTGATAGGCAAGGATACGAATGGGAAAATTGTGATCCAAAAAGGAAAACAGAAAATCATTGTTCATGCTTGGGAAATAAAACTTTTAAAGAAGATAGTTTTTTGCATAACTGAAGAATAACGATAAAGAAATGAAGAAAAATAAAGGATTTACAACACCATGCTATATGGCTGTTAAAGACGGAAATCACGCTAATCGTCTACTGATAGCATTAAAAAGTATAGGCGACAGAAAAGTATATGGAATACCAGAGAATATTACATATCCTTGTGTTTGTGGAGTATCCACGAACATTATATCATTCGGTGAATTGAATGATTTAGCCGGATTCATTAATTGTGAAGAAAGTGAGGATTTGTTTCTTGCTTTAGCATCCCTGCGAAATGATTCAGATATTCATCAATGGTTTACTGATGGTGAGAAATGGGTAATCAGCGATATCCATTCTCTTCTTGAACTAAAAGAGTATTTCCAGTTAATTAAATTCGACTACTCAAAAACTCACAAGGCAACAGCCGAAGAACTTATCAAGCATTTTAATTCGTAACAAGAATAAATATGAAGATAATAGCAAAACAAGGTTCAGCACTTGAGAAGCTGCTGAAACAAATGAATGAACGGCTTCTGCGTGAACAAAACGAAGCTAAAGATATGATTCAAGAATATTGTGGTTCAAGACCGGATAGCCTCGGATATGGATGGGTATTTGGAATAACCGCTGAGTGGCTTTATACTCTTATTGGATTTGATGATAAAGAGTTTGTTCCTGAAAAACTGATTCCGAATAATGATGATAAGAAGCATCCGTGTTGGAAAATCAATAAACGAAAGAAGGAAGGTCGTGAATTTATTGATAAATGGTGTAGAAAGTTTCGAGGCATAGATGGTAGACCTCTTAATAAATTTGGGATTCCGGTAATGCATGAAGAAACAGGGCGCTATTTCCATTGGCTCCCGCTTGAAAAAGATGGTATCTATTACGTTTCAGTAGGTTCTTCCCTTCTTGAATGTATGCCATCGGCAAAAAGTGAGCAGTTTGAGATAGAGGTTTAACGAATAACAAGAATAGAAATGAGTGAAACGAAAATCATATTAGATGCCTGTTGCGGTAGCCGAATGTTTTGGTTCGACAAGGAAAATCCTTTGGCCTTGTTTGCCGACATTAGAGATGAGGAGCATACTCTTTGCGACGGTCGAAGCCTGAAAGTTCATCCGGATATTGTATCTGACTTTACCGATATGCCATTCTTGGATGAATCCTTTAAGCTGGTAGTATTTGACCCTCCCCATCTTCTAAAGGTTGGCCAAGATAGTTGGTTGGCCAAGAAGTACGGTAAGCTTCCTGAAGATTGGCCAAGGGTGATAAAAAAAGGAATTGATGAATGCTTTCGAGTACTTGAAGATTACGGCGTTCTCATTTTCAAATGGAATGAAGACCAGATAACGGTTAGAGAAGTATTGAAAGCCATCGGACGGCAGCCGTTGTTCGGTCACACCACCGGAAGACATGGCAAAACTATGTGGATGTGCTTTATGAAACTACCAATTAACGAATAACAAAGATAAGAATGAATCAATTCGAGATGTTCCTCGGATTGATATTTAAAAAGGAACTTGCAAATCTTAGAAGTATTTTCAAGGATTTACGTAAAGCTAAATAAAAAGAATTGATATGGGAAAGAAAAAGAAGATTTTGACTAAAAAAGTATATTCCCGGATCACACCGGAGAATTATAAACGATTGGAAACCATAGCCTCAAAATACGGATTCAACAGCGTATATGAAATTGTACAAAGTTTGATACATTGTTTTCTTCGTGCATCGGACCCTGAGAATGATCCTCAAACAGAAGTCCTTCCTTACGATATAGAATGTATGTTTAATGAACTTTCAGAAGCTGAAAAGCATGTAGAATTTAACAAGCCAAAGCGTAGATGTTCTTGTAAATCAGTAAGCAATGAGTAGAAACAAAACATATATCAAATATATCAATTCCAAAGAATGGAAATCTTTGCGAATTAAAAAGCTCATTAATACCCCTATATGTGAATGCTGTGAAAAAGATGGAAGGATTACAGTAGCTACAGAAGTACATCATATAACACCTGTAGAATCAGTTGCATCAGCAACTCAGATGAAGCAGCTAATGTTTAATTATTCCAATCTAATGAGCGTATGCCATGCTTGCCATTCCGATATTCATCGAAAAATGTTTAGCCACTCCAAAGCTGCAATTAAAGCCAATAACAAAAGGATAACCGAGTCGTTTGTAGACAAGTTTCTAAAATAAAAAGAAAAGGGAATAGCAAATAACTATTCCCTTAATTGCCTTTGCACGGTTCACAGGCAAAGGCGGTGTCAGATAACAGCTGTATTAACCAACTGAAAGTGAACCGATTTTATTCCCAATATCCTTTAAGGCACGATTAAAGATTTCAAGTTCTTTCTCATTCAGAGTATATACTTGACCTCGGACTTTATACCCGTTAATACGTTGATATAACCAGGCTCGACTCTTGCCAAAGTAATTCTTTGCAATATACGACACGGGTATTAAGTCTACAATATCATTCATCTGTTCCCGTATTGTGAGCTTTCGTTCTATTGCTTTGACATTATTAGTGATAGTATCAAGAGCCTTATCTAAGTGCTTTCTAATGGCTTCTTTCTCTTCCGGCTTGGTGTATAAAGCCTTCATCTCGTACAAGTGTGCATCAAGTTCATCTCCATGCAAACTATCCATCTTTAACAAGTCTTCTTCTAATGTTCTCATATCATTATTTGAGTTATGCTCCTCCGAAGAGGAGCGATTACTACTTCTTTAATTTCTCTTTTCTTTCAAGGAGTTCTGATATTCTTTCGAGTATCGCATTAGTACGCTCTTCATCATCTTCTTTTCCAATCTCCAGTATAAGTACCTTGCGTTTCCATTCTCTAAGGTTTTGCTTCTCCTTCTCTATTTCGAACTCAATCTGTTCCAGTTCATTCAGTTCTCTCATGACTTTGTTTTAAAAGGTTAATACTTTGTTTATCTGACACTACAAAGATACATAATCATTTGTATATGTACAATAGAATGAGATATTATTAAATAGCTTGATCAAACAAATAGGGATTTCCCTATCATTACCCCGATTGTGAATATTAATTAAAATTAACTATTAATTCGTACGAGGGGGTATCATTTTTTTACAGGCCCGTGCTACCCATTGAAACCCACGCCTTCCCTTCCGCGCACACGCGGCACAAATTATACCCGTGGGGGGTAATGCTAAAGTGTCACCCATATACGTCAGAAAGCGTGTACATATAAAAAGGCGCATGGAAATCTACGAAGATATAGAGAAAAAAATACGAAAAGCAATGAGAGAACAAGGGACTTATTCTAAGGCAATGGAAATTTCCATCTCTCTTGCTGCCGGCTCATATATGGCTTATCTGAAGGCCCGGGACGAAGTCTCCAAATTGGATAAGGTATGCATGACAAGAATCAGCCGCGAAAACAATGAGTATAAAGTGGTGAATCCCGAATTTTCCGTAATGCAGGATGCGGCCGAACAAACCCGCAAGGCATTGCGAGAGTTGCGTTTAACCCGTGCTACCATAGAAGCGGATGATGAAAACGATGAAGTAGACGAACTGATTAAAAAAGTCGAAAATGCTGGAAAAGAATGATCTCATACAGCTAAAGGCCCGGACACTTGAAAGATTACAAGAAGTCAATGTCGAGGATTATGCGCTTGACCAAACGGACGTCAGGTTGAAGGATTATGTGAAATCAGCGATAAGCCATCCTGACGATCATAATTTGTATGAACTGTTATCTATCCTTCGCTTCTTTCGTTTGCTGGACGCGTATATTTTCAAACCAACAGAGGTCAAGAAGTTTATCGTATTCTACGAGAATCTAAAATTTTCGGGATTGAAAGGACGCGTAAAGTATCGTCTTACCCCAATTCAGGTATTTCAGTTTGCCAATATCCTTGGTTTTTACCGTACGCCCGAAAAAAGGCTTTGCAGGGACGCCCTATTATTCGTACCACGTAAGTATAGCAAAACGACATCGGTTGCTTCACTGGCAATATATGATTTGCTGTTCGGTGATGCTAATGCGCAGGCATATGTGGCTGCAAATAGCTATGATCAGGCTCAGATATGTTTCGGAGAAATAAAGAATATTTTGAAGAGTCTTGATAAGCGGTTTAAGAACTTCAAAATAAACCGGGAACAGGTATTTAGCAAAAGGCGGGGAAGAACGTCTTTCGCCAGATGCCTTGCGTCGAATCCCGACAAGCTGGACGGACTCAATGCGTCCACCGTTATTCTTGATGAATTCAGCCAGGCGGATAGTGCCGAGCTGAAGAATGTCCTTACATCGTCTATGGGTGCCCGTGTCAATCCTATGACTATTGTTATCACAACAGCCAGCGATAAATTGGAAAGTCCGTTTGTGAATATGCTCAATTCATATAAGGCGGTACTCCGTGGAGAAGTAGAGAACGACTCCATCTTTGCGCATATTTTTGAACCGGATGTCAATGATGCCGAAGATGATCCGCACACATGGGCAAAGGTACAGCCTCACCTGGGAATCACAGTACAGGCGGATTACTATGAGAATGAGTACAGGAAAGCTCAGATGACCGCAGAGGACATGCTTACTTTCAGGACCAAGCTGTTGAACCTGTTCGTGCAGGATGAGGCCAAAGTGTGGTTTACTTCCGGAGAAATAGAGGCTATGTGCAAAGACGACAATGATTTGGAAACACTGAAAAATCGTCCGGACGCGATGGTCGCAGTCGATTTGTCCGTTTGTGATGACTTTAGTTCTGTAAGTTATAACATTTACTTGCCTGAGATCAAGATGTTTCATATTCACAATGATTATTACTTCCCGCGTAAAATGCTGATATCTCATCCGAATCGTGAATTATACGAAAGATGGGCGGCAGACGGATATCTTCGATTATGTGACGGAAATGTGATAGATTACCGGATGATAGTAAATGACATCAATGCCCGCAACAGGGAAAGCGTACGGATACTTAATATAGGATATGACCCTTACAAAAGTATGGAATTCGTGAATATGATGGGTGCCAGTGGTGCAAAGAAAGTGCTCCAGCCAATAAAACAAACCTACGGGACATTTACCAGCCCGGTTGAAAGTTTCGAAATAGCAGCAAGGACCGGACGTGTTACCTTTAACTACAATCCGATCAACTGGTATTGCTTCGGTAATGCTGTCATTGACGAAGACAGGCTGGAGAACAGGAAGCCCATTAAAAAATCCCAGAATGCTAAAATAGACGGTGCTGTAACATCGGTAATGACCTTTTACTTATATAATAATTTCAGAAAATGAATAACAGCTTAAAGTTTTGGAAAAGAAAAACGGATACAGCACCCGTTGAAGAGCCTGTCAAGGAGAGGGGATACTTCGAATCTGTAGCTTCACCAGATGTAACAGTACGTAATATAGCTGCAAAAGCCCAAACAGTTGAAGGGCCGGAAATGGCGATGAAGCTGGCGACCGTATATCGGTGCGTATCCATACTTAGCGGTAGTATTGCCTCCCTGCCTCTGCAGTTGAAAAGAAAGAAGAACGGAGTCTTCATGGTGGATGAGGCCAGTGAACTCAACTATCTGTTATCTGTTGCCCCAAACAGCAGGCAGACAGCA